ATCAGACATACCATCGCCAGGACCTTTAAGCATGCGGCCACCATCTGAATAACCACCAATTGAACCGCCACCAGCCATTTGTGGGATGTTGCCATCCATCGTTGTCATCGGCGCGTAACCGTCACGCATACCTTGAATAGCTGCTAAACCACCATTTGGCATACGCTGCATTGGGTCAATCATACCACCTTCAGCATACCCTAAACCTGTTGGAGTGTAATACTCTTCAGGCTGCTCAACAACGTAAGGTCTAAAATCTTTAGAAATAAGACGTGGGTCTGGATTTTTTAATCTACCAAAAAATCTTTGCATGATGCCGCTTGCTAGGCCACCTATACCACCACCTGAACTTACAGCACCGTCAGTATCGGAGCCTTTTTGAGCGGCAAACACTTCACGTGTTTTTGATAAACCACCACCAAAATAGCTTTCAATTTCACCACCTTCAGCATATCCTAAACCAAGAGGTCTGTAATATGGGTCAGGGCGTGAAGGTACATAAGCCCTAAAGTTTTTAGAAATGTACTCACCAGAAGATTTTTCGGGGGCTAGCGGGTCAACTGGTTTTGGGGCCATTGCGTCACTTAACACTGGAGCAGCTGCGGACATACCGTATTTAGCAATCTGAGTGCCAGCCATACCAGGGGCTGTAGTTGTAGCAGTAGAGGCTATAGGGGCAGGGCCGGCCGTTAAACCAATACCGGTATTTGCAGCGCCCATATTACCAACAGCATAACTGCCACTAGCTGGATTAATACCTATTGAACCTACTGAAGCTGGCTGACCAGCTAAAATATTAGATGTTGATATTGGAGCGCTAGACGCTGTAGGAATAACTGAAGCTGAGCTAGTAGCTGGAGCAGCTGTAATTGCATTAGCTGTTGGGGTTAAAGAAGACCCCGCACCTGTAGTCGCCGTAGGAGTTGCAGCACCAGCCGCTGTACCTGTTAAACCACCAGCCAAGCCTGCGCCACCATAAGCGCCAAGACCAGCCATTAAGCCCTTGCCAATATCGCCTGTACGAGCAGCTTCTAAGGCACCAATACCAGCACCGATATAGCCAGCGCCAATACCCTGCATGCCCGGAATCATCATAAGACCTGCACCAGCGACCATAGGCAGGATGTTTTTAAGGAAGCCAGCCTCAACCAAACCCGTATCAGGGTTAATACTTAGTGACCCACCATGCGCCATGGCTAGCTCTTGAAGACCTTTAACCTCGCCTTTGGACATATGGACAAGTTCAGTATCCCCGTCTCTGCCATAGGATTTAAGGTGATTAGCTAGTTGTTGGCTCATTGCTGCCTCGCTGAATTAATTATGTTGAATGTTATCATGTTGATAAGCTAGATACAAATGTTATTGATCCGATTGCTGAAGGAACTGCTGGCCTTGCATATGGAGTTGTCTGAGCAGCATCCGCAAATAAGTAAATACCATCCACAGGGCCAGTTGTGCTATACGCTTGATCAGTAGCCCAATACAGCTGAACAACGTTTGTTGCGGTAATGGTAAACACAACCTCAGAGTACGCGCATATATAAGAAGGCTCACCAGCGCTTTTACGGGCTGGAACTGTAAAGAAAGTGGTTGAATTAGGTACGTCTGCGTTGTTTACCCGTAGCCAAAATGCAGCATTATGTATAGCATTGGCTGTATTAGCTATTTGAATACTATAAGTAATCTTATAAACGCCAGTTTGCTCTGGGGTAGCAGAACCAGGCGCAGCCAATGACCAGCCAGAACCAGAATCAAGGGTATTCCACTTTACGACCGTTGGCGTATCTGTGGCGGTAGCGTATTGGTCTGTGCTATCTGATGCCGCAATATGTGGGGTGTTTAAGAACTGTCCACCGTTAGGACCCAGTAACGACTGAGTAGTATTATCAATCTGGTTAAAGTACAAACGCAAGGCGTTATTTAGCTGTTCCTGATACCGTGACTCGTACTCAGCTGGCGGGGCTAGTAAAAGGTTGGGGCCTTTTGGTGGGATTAAATTAGACATTAACGTCTTCCATCTGGGCGAATATCAATACGCGGGGCACCGAGCTGCCAAGTTGTACCTACCCCAGCACTCTCAATACGGAAAGCCATCTGACGACCACGAATGCGGGTGTAGACTTGACCAGTAAACTGTTCAACTGGGAACGCCTGTGTTCTTGTTACTGTTGGGGCGTTAGGGGCCCCATAAGGAGCACCGGAGTTAATTCTTGGTTCAACCACCATTGTGCAGCTAGGGTTGGTAGCGTTAGAGCCGGCAAATGTTACGTCAGGCAATATGCGCCACACAAAACCAAAGTTATGCCCATCACCAATATCAAAATCAGATGACTGAATGAAAGCATCAATAGCTACTGGGCTAGTCCCTGAAACGTCATCTACGCCATCTTCATGGTTAAGCAGGCGGTTGTTGTAGTCAGCCGCAATTGGGAAGCGCTGTGTACCAGAATCAAGCCATGCTGTACGACCCAAAGTGCCATAAGACCATACACGGTCTAGATAGTTATAAATTACATAGCTATCAACAACGTTTGACCCTTTAGACGGGTAGAACCACCACACCTCAGAATACTGCTCGTTGGATGCGGCAAACACCTGCCACGCTTGGTCAATGTTTAAGTTCTGGAATACAAACTGTCTTAACGAACTAGGCAACGTTTCAACACGACCAGAGTACATGAAGAATTTATCAGTACCCATCCAGTAAGTGATGTTGTTAATTGTGATTGCAGACCTTGGGCTCATAATTGAGATGTTGTCTTGCAAGAGCTGGAAGCCCCAAACATATGGAGGTCCTAGGTACTGCATCGAATACACCGCGGCATCTGTAAACACAACAAATTCTTGACGGGTATTAACCGCTTGGATAATCTCTGAGCCAATAGTTAAACGCTGTTCACCTGACTGGTTAGTGGCATCAGGTACCCAATCAAACGCATTTTCTTGGTCAGACCAACGTACTAGTAATGGGTCAAAAGGCGTGTTAGGGTCTGTTGGGTCATAAGAGTTTGCACCGAACGCTACAACAAATCGCTGAACTGCTGAAGAAATAACTTGGTTTGTAAACTTTGGTACAAAATCTTGATAGGTGTAGGAAGTGCCAGGAACTGTTGAGCCTGATGCCAAAGACGATAGTGCTACAGCCCTTGTTGCTACCCCTGTTGTTGCATCCCAATAGTAAAGGTCACCACCACGAGGCGCAAAAATAAAGTCTTCCCCGAAGTTGTCTTGGGTCCATAGGCGTAGCTGTGAGCCAATACCCGTTGTATACCCAGAACCCCAAGTACCACGAGACCAAGGACCCGCACCCCAGCCAGCGCCAATAGAATAAATATCGTTACCAGTTGGTAGTAAATAAGTCCCTGTTACAGTTGCGCCACCTTTACCCGTATCACTGGATGTAGCATTAACCGAAACCTGGATTGTGTATGTTGAGGCAGATGGCGTTGTTAAAACCTCAAATTGCCTATTCAAAACAGAAGCAGTGATATTACCGCCAAGACTTACCGCACCAGAGAAAATAACAAAATCGCCCGGCTCTGGGTTATAGGTAGAGTCTGTAACCGTTATTATGTTGCTGCCAGTTGTAGCTGTAAAAGGACCATCTGGTGCACCCATGGTAGCTGATGTGTCAAAAACAGGAGTGATGTCAAAGTAAGCACCACCTTTATTTAGGTACATTTTGCAGTTTGTGCCGACACCTATCAAACTAGCGCCATCCAATAAGGTCCAGTTATTTAATGATCGACACACGCCTAAATACTGTTGATTAGAGAAACGAGTCCAGCCACCAATCTTTTCAGGAAACCCTGAGCGAAAACGCACTTTGTCGCAAGAATACCAACCCTGCTCATTGGCGTAGTTAGTGTTTTCTCTATTGACCCCTGGTCGGAATACAAGTTTCTGTAACGGCATGTTTTACCTTAAGCGAATGGGCGTGTACCCGCACGGTCTATGATAAGCGTTTGGCCTCTCGGTGTCGAGCCCTCTTCGTTAGGAATACTAATGTGTGTCCAAGAATCAAACTCACGGATTAGCTGGTCATACTGTAGTTCTGAAGCAATAATAGCTCGCACAACTTGGTCTGGACTCATGCCAGGTATTCTGATGTCAGCTGCACAACCAACCATGTGCTGACTATTCTTAGACCCGCCTACGTGCTTATTGACTTCTGGACCACGATACGCTGAGTTAATCATAATTGGCTTACCAAGAACTTTACGCACTTCTTCTAGGAAGTTAGCTAGGCGCACTAGGTTTTGATAGGCTACTGGGCCTGGGGTGTTATCCAAGCCGTTACGCATAGCGGTCTCGCTGGCGGTTAGTTCTTCAAGGGTAAAGTTTGGTGATAAATTCATTTGAGTCCTTTAACCATGTCTTTTTGCTGGCTACTGTTACTTGAACCTAGCCAAAAGTTATAAACAGAAGCAGTCTCTCTTGCCAATACGCCAAGCAACAGCATCATCACGTCAGAACCTGTCAGTGACAAATGGCCAGTGGCGGCACCAATCAATAAGCTGAAGAACCCAAGAACAGTAACCACTGAT